ATCCCTGCTTCAGCTATCTGACCAATATTCTCAGGTATTTACTTCCTTCATGGAGACTCACCTAACTGGTATGTGCTGTGCAGCAGCTAAGATGAAGGGTGAAGCTATGGGTATTAAGGACTCAGCTCAACTCGTAGCTTTTGCCAGTGATGGTGGAGCCAAAACCCAGTCCATGTACGATACCATGCACAGGCCACAGGCACTATCGCCTACTGTGTCCTTCCTCATACCATTCCAGATATTCAGCTTTGAAGCTCTTACCCGTATAAGGGAGATGGCTGATATCCATATCCCCGAGAAGATAGCTGGTGTGAAGGTTCCCTTTGTAGGTGGGGCTCTTGGTAATGTCAGAGCTGGTTCCTACAGAACAGTAGCAGCTAATAGTGCGGAAGGCCAAGCTGTTGTGGCTAAGCGTATGGTACGATTTGCTGAGTTTGCTGTAGCTATCATGGTAGCTAACATGCTTGGTGACTACTTCAACAAGCGTAAGCCTTGGGAGTACACATCCTTCCTCCCCTTCTATAATACCTTCGTGTATGGTGTAAGTCCTACAGGCCGTAATGAACCTGTCTTTGCCCGTTACTACAATGAGCTGATGAACGGTTATCACAGTTACGTCCAGAGTGGTGAGATAGATGACTTTGTTCAGTGGGCTGTGAAGTGGCATACCGCAGGGGGCTTCCAGACTTCCAAGGCTTACAGGGGCATCCTAGCTGTCATTGAGGGTGAGTATGAGGTCAGTGAGGATGTGTGGAAGGCTGGAGACCTTGATGAAGGCCAGACTATTGAAGTGGAGAATGGTGACTTACTCAACGCCATTATCTACGGGGTATGGGGTACAGAGCAAGGCCAAGAGTGGCTGGCTCATTATATCGACAAGCTCCCCATTACCACCAAGGAGATACTCAGAGACTTGACTGCAAAGGAGGCTCAATTAGGGCAGAGTGTGGATGGGAAGTGGTATACCCTGAAATCATACTACTCCAATGCAATGAGTACCTTCAAGACCAATAACATACCGTCTTGGATGGTTTCCGATGACATACCTATCTATTCCCCCTTAACCGTCTTTGCTTCCCAGTGTGATGATGCATGGGAGGAGTACAAGAGCATATTCAGGTCAGAGGATAAACTCCAGTACAGAAAGGACTACCCGTTCATTGAAGCTACACTGTTCTTCTGGGAACAGGTAAGTACCTTACACAGTCAGGAAGCTGAGGACTATGTAAGACAGCTCGATGAACTGTATGGTGTAACCCAGAATCCACAGATGAGGATGTCAGGGTTTGCTGATATACCTGATGAGTACAAGTTAATATCTGAATAGCCCTTGACAAACCAATAACAGTGTGATACGTTCCTGTATAATATAACTCAGGAGGATATAAAACAATATGGGAGAAGACAAGGCTAATGAAGACACCCTAGTGGTGGATGATGCTGGTGGGGACAAGAAACCAAGTCATCCAGAGAATGTTCCTTGGACACAGTATGTAGGCCTCAAAGAGAAGTTCAACAAGGTAGAGGCCGACCTGAAAGGTAAAGTGGGGGGTCTTGAAGAGCAGCTAAAGAAAGCAGTCACTACTGAAGAACACAACAGGATTAAGGCCGAACTGGATGCTGTTAAGGCCGAAAAGACAAAGCTTGAGACAGATGTGAAGACTGCAAAGGAGCAAACTCTATCGGAGAAGAGGGCTACACTGGTTAAAAGAGGTGTCCCTGAGGCTGACCTTAAAGATTTGTCCGAGAGAGAACTTGGGATAATGGAAAAGGCACTGGGCATCCCTACCACTAAGCCAAAGCCTGACATGGGTAGCGGAGGGGGCTCGGGAGTACCGAAGGGTTCACCGATGGAACTGGCTCGTCAGGCATACAGTAAGAAATAAGAGGAGGAACGACAATGGCATGGACATTAGCCGAACTTAGCAAAATAGAGACTGACGTACTTCGCAAGTCAGTGGCTGATACACTGTTGATGGAGTCCAGTGTTCTGGAAATGGTTCCTTGGGAGACCATAGGAACGTTGTCCACTTCAGTTATCAAGATGAAAGACCTACCCAGCGTGGGCTTCCGCAAAATCAATGCGGGATACAGCGAGTCCACTGGAACCTTCGAGCAGAAAACTGAGTCTATCTCACTGCTTGGTGGGTATATCGACACAGATAAGGCACTCGCCCGTGCCAAGAACACTGTTGCCGATGCCCGTGCTATCCAGCAACAGATGATGCTGAAGGCCATAGCCTACAAATTCAATGACTACTTCATCAACGGCAGCATGGCAGCCGACCCCGAAGCGTTCAATGGCATCCTGAAGCGAATCACCGACATCGTAGCTGATGGCTACACCGCACAGAAGATTGACTGTGCAGGAACCTACGGGGCAGCCCGTGACTCGGGTATCCGCTACAGTGACGCACAGAGTTACAACTTCCTGAACAAGCTCGATGAGCTCATCTACTCCATCAAGGGTCATAACCCCGATTTCCTTCTGATGAACATGAAGACCCTGCTCTGCGTGAGGTCACTGCTTCGCCAGTTGAAACTGCTCGATACCACCAAGGACATGTTCGACAGGTCTGTAGACACCTATGCGGGTGCTCGGCTTATCGACATCGGCGTGAAGGCCGACCAGTCCACCGAAATCATAACCAACACGGAAGACCCTGATGGCCTGTATACCTCCAATGTATCCACTTCCATCTATGCCGTCAAATTTGGCATTGGAGAGATGTTGTGGGGCATTCAGGAGTATCCTCTGGAGGTCACGGATAAGGGGCTTCTGGAAGCTACGCCCGTCTACCGCACGGAAATTGACTGGCCGTTGGGCTTAGCCCATATCGACCCCCGTTGCATGGGCAGACTTTGCAACATATTCCCCGATGACACGGTAGCATCTTAATCGGTAGAAAGAAAATGAGGAGGAACTAAAATGGCGTTCGATGCAAGTGGAATACTGAAAGGCTTATATGGTGGAGCTCTCATCGCAATTGATGAGAACGATGCCGTAGCAACCTCCAAGACAGCTAACTCCGATGGAAATGCTGTCGTGGAAATCAACGGTACACCAGCTACAGGTCTGTGTGCCGTCTTACTGCTTGAGGGGCCAAGCAGCACTGAAGCAGCTCTTCTGTTCAACGATGAGGCCAATATCACCATCGAGGGTTCAAATGAGCTGACAACTGGCTGGCATACCCTAGCATCCTTCCCCGAAATCTGCTACAACGTAGCAGAGCTCACTGTTACCGCTACAACGGGCTTTGTGGCTGGGGATGTGGGAAATACCATAACCCAAGAAACAACGGCTGATACGGGCATCCTGTTGGCGTATGACCCTGCCCTAGAGACTGTCGGCGGTATCGGTAAGATATTGGTGGCGATGGACGATGCGGGGGATATCTTCAACCAGTCGGCTGGCAAGACGGTCAACTCAGGCGGGACTGGCCGAGCAACCAAGACCTATGGGGCTGGTACGACCACCTTCCCCAACAGTCGTTTCCTGCCAGGAGTCTACTCAGTTCGGTTCACCACAACTGATAAGTATGTCAGGTGTAACTGTGCTGATGTAGAGGACAGCATTGGCAAGGGGTGGATACTTCTCACGGATAACTTCTTCGTCGGGTTCAATCCACTGCCCTAGTGTAACCAGATAAACAACTGTGATGGGGGGAGGCTCAGTCTCCCCCTATTGCTATAAGGAGGAAACATGGGATATGACATTCCAGGACTGGGTAGTAACGAAGACGCAACAGTTGTTCTGACTAACCCAGTTATAAAGAACACAAAGAGTCTGGGGAGTGTGGCTGTACTCTCAGAAATCTATGTCTCCCCCAATGGTAGTGATGCTATTGGTGATGGCAGCTTTACCAATCCTGTAGCTACTCTTGGCAAGGCTATGACTATGGTAACGAGCTCAAAGCTCAATATCATACTCATGGCTGGGGATTATGCTGAGGATGTTACTTGGTGTAATACCAAGAATGTTGTGGTATCGGCAATGATAGCTGGTACTGTTACCCTGTCTGCTGTTACCGCCTTTGCTATCAAGGTAGACCCCACAGCTTCCTCTGGTACATGGACATTCACCATTCAGGGATGCACTATCTCCAATGATGACGGCCTTAAAGGGCTGTGGGTGAACAACACCAATGTCGGTAAGCGAATCAATGCCATCATCAATGACTGTGATTTTGAGTCAGAAACCTCAACGGATAAAGCCATTGATGTTGACCGTGCGGGTGCTGGAACTGATTCCATACGCATGTATATCAGGGGCAGGAACCATACCATCGAGGGGCTGGTGGATTTCATCACGGAATCTACCGATGACCGCCTACGCTTCTTCGGGATGCGTCTTATAGGGGGTGTAGCGGTCACAGGGAACATCGTAATGGAAGTGGCCTATGCCTGTTGTGGTATCCAGACCACAAGTGGCGAATCCTATGGAACTGGGAATGTCTCAGGCCATTTCGCTTGTTGGAATGAGACTGATGCTAACCCCAATGTCTACACGGCTCTGTCCGATGATGACGAAACTTCACACTAAGGAGGACACATGGCAGCGAGAGATATCAATATCGGCAATGGTGCAATCACAGGTAAGGTCAGTACACCTGATACCGAGCTCGGGCGTATCCGCAGGGCTCTGGAAATAATCATTGATGAGGAGGTAGCTGCGGAGGATGTAAACTAGGTTTATTTGGGATTCAGTTCTGAGATAAAATAGTTAAGGAGGAAAGTTCAATGCAGACTCAAGTAAAAGCACTTAATGACGCTGGGGTAGAGGTAAGCCTGAGGGCTACAGAGGGGGGTGTACTGTTTACAGCAGACCCGAGAATGCTCTGGACAGCCAAAGGTTACGGCTACT